AGTCATCCATTTGGGCAATGCCAGTTCATCAATCTTCACTTTATTTCCCCTCGTCTATTCTCTTGACGCCACGTACAAACTTGCTTGGATCCTGAGCACGAATACTATTAATTAAACGACGCTCTAGCTCACCAGCAGTCTGATCATTATAGTGTACACGCATCTCATTGATGAGATTGATTGCACTATTGATAATATTTTCACCTCTACTTTCAATAACGTACTTACGATCACGTTCAGTGATCATACTGTTAAGTTCCTGCAGAATGCTACGTGTTTGTTTTTTCATGACTTACCATCTAGTTTTCTAGTATTTATAGTTAAATAAAGATAACAGAGGAGGAACAAAATGTCTATATCTGAGCTGAATTTCAGCAGTCGAAGTCTATTATTTGCTAAACTAGCACAAATTGCTTATCTAGACGATAATGAGGTATCAGTAGCGGCTGCGGATCTAGGATTTAATACAATAGAATTTTATAATAAAGATGGAGCGCAAGCATATCGGTTCCAAAATAAGGAGGACTGTGTTATTGCTTGCAGAGGTACACAACCCAAAGAATTTAATGACCTTAAAGCAGATCTAACAGCAATTCCTGTTATGGCTGAAACTGTAAGTCGTGTACACAAAGGATTCAAGGGAGAAGTTGACGACCTCTGGCCAATGGTACTTGAGGATATTCGTAAGACTGACCAGAAGTTATGGTTTTGTGGTCACAGTTTGGGGGCAGCAATGGCAACTATTATGGCCAGTCGTTGTCACTTATATGCGGGTATTCCTAACGTTGAGGAACTTTATACCTATGGCAGTCCCAGAGTTGGCTGGCAAAAGTATGTTGATAGTCTAGCAGTTAAACATCATCGCTGGGTAAACAACAATGATATCGTTACTCGTGTTCCTTTGAGAATCATGGGCTATATACATCATGGTGAACTACACTATCTAAACACCTGGGGAAATGTTCGCAATCCTACCGGTTGGCAACTAGTTAAAGACAGACTACGCGGAATGTGGAGAGGTCTTAAGCAGGGTAAGATCGATAACTTTGGTGATCATAGTATGGTAAACTATGTTGAACATCTGGACAAATACGATCAGGGTATGGAAACGCCACAAATCTAAAACATGTTGCCTCTGGTTTGCAAAAGGCTATAGGTTAGATAGGTACCTAGAATAAAATTGTGCAACTTCAGGAAATGTTTTAGTCCAGTCCTGCTTTCTCCAACCATCAACCTGTTGAATATTAGATATCATCTGTTTAATTAGTGTAGAATTTTCGACAAAATCGGTTGGTACTAACCCAACAATATCAGTTCCTGAAATACTGTTTATATATTCTGCTGTTAATGAGTTTAAGCTAAAAATTCCATAACAATTATGTGTTGTATGATTTGTAATATCTCCCAAGCGATTAGTACTAAAATTATTCCTAGCCCAATCTACTAGTTCATTATGATAATACAAGTTAAAAATACTTAGGGTTTCTTCTACTAGAAACATCATGTTGACTGGCGCAGTTTCCACTATTTTTTGAATATTTTCAGTCACTTGATTCCATTTAGCAGGCCATCTTAGATATTCAAAGCGTTCACCAATGCCATCTAAACTAATATGCAACTTTACAAGATGTGCTTGTTCTATAATAGAATGATATTTTTCCCGGATAGGCTGTGTGCCATTTGTTTGAAAACTGAGTATAAGCTGACTGTCAGCATTAGGAACATTGTTAACAAGATAGTCAGCAACTTGCCAATAACTTTCGCCAAGCAACGTCTCTCCACCAGCAAATACTACATTTTTTAAATTAGATAAATCTAGAGTCTCAAGTATTGCAATCAGCTCTTCAACACGATCAGGCTTTGGGTCCATCTCAGAGATTGCATTGTTGTCTTTTAAATGCTTTTGCCAAAATGTGCTGCTATGAGGGCCGCAACTACGACATGCTAGATTGCAACTGGTATTAAACATTAAATCCAAACGTAACGGGCCAGATATGTTTCTTTGTATACCAAACTGTTCTAACATTCCTTGTCTAAAACTAACTAATCCGGCACGTTCATTTGCTTGGCAAGTCCCACAGCTATCTAACCACTGACCGCTATCGTTTTTTTGTCTAATTACTTCAAAGTTCTTTTTTGCCCAAATATCATTAGTTTGAATAAGTTTACTTGTATCCAAACAACAATGTTTAATATTGATTCCGGAGCCTTGTTTTAAGTCAATATTAAGACCTCCGTGAATCATAGGGCAATATATGGAATTATCAGTCACTTTGCTTCAAGCTCGCTAGCATGTCTTTGAGTTTTGAGCTCTGGACATTCGCAGTGATTTTAGCAACATCCGCATCTCCATCTACTTCAGGAGTTTTGTTTCCTGTTTTAAGTTTTTCGTAGATTGAACTACTCTGATTCTTAAAGTTCTGATAGTCATCATCCTCGCCTAAATCTAAAATGCGCAAACTCTCTAGATCAAAACCTAGGTCAACTTTTTGTCCTACACCACTCGAACTACGTGTTTTCATTAGCTGTATCTGATAACGACCACGTTCGCGCATTGCACGACTTGTAAAGATACCAAACACGTTATCAGCAGTGTTAATTTTACTTATGCCGCCACTAATATGGCTGTGATCAAACTCAATCTCTTCAACTGCACTACGGTTCAACTGCGATGCTGTTACAAAGATTGTGTTAAGTTCTTTTGCTAGATTGCGTAGTTCTTCACTTACATATTTGTCCTTAACAAACAAGTCATTTGGACTAACTTTAGCACTAACTGGCATTAGCAGATCCAAATAATCAATTAATAGAAAGTCAATACGCATCCCTTTTGTGATCTCCAGTTCCTTGAGATAAGCACGTATATCATTTACTGTGCTCTGTGCTGGCATATACTTGATCTGAAATTTGCCTGCTTTCTTACCCACCATCTTAACTTTCATCTCAACAGTGTCTAAGTCTTTGAATACTTCCTTAGTACTGACGTTTGTAAGCATGCTGTCAATACGCATAGCACTCAACCCTTCACTAAGTTCTAGTGTTAGGTATACACCATTAAGACCTGCTGTTACCCAGTTAACAGCCAAGTTCTGCATAAACAAACTCTTACCACTACCACTGCCACCTGCAAAGATGTTTAGCTCACCCTTGTTCATACCACCAAACAGTTTACGATCCAGTGCAGGCCAACCTGTGCTTACCTGTCCGTTATTGTCCTTGAGTGCCATAAGTCGTTCTCTAGGATTATCAAAGTAGTCTGTGCCCATATCTTTGGTTAGGCTAATCTGCACTGCGTCTTTGATCAGCTTCTCTACAGGATCATACGTGCCTTTTTCCAATAGGTCCGCTGCTTTAAGAATTGCACGTTCCAGTTCCTGACGCTTGGTAAACGATTCAAACTCTTCAAGGAACCAATCATTATGACCTTCTGCCATCTCTGGGATAGGCTTTGCGTCCAGGTGTGTAGCAGCGTTTAACTGTTCATACGTAGGCATAGTGCTATGCTTTGTAGAATGCTCCTTGATAAACTCTGCTGCGTCACGCAAACTGCGATCAAAGTTCTCTGCGTTAAAGATGTTCTGCACTCGCACATAGTTCTGTGCATCCTGCATCATCATTTCTAAAAACAGTTTTTGTAAATCTGGTGTATATTCTCTACTCATAAAAATCCTTTATCCTACCGCTTGTTGGAAATGTATTTAAGTTCCAGCATTTTAACTCAATACCCTGCTCTCGTAACTGATATTGTATCATTGACTCAAGCCCAACTTCATCAAACAAATGTACATCATGGCTAGCTTTGCCACAGATAGTATCTTTATATTTTACATAGTTTTCCCATTTTTGCCAAATAAGATCCTGACCCTCCTGCCATTCTTTTGTAAGTTTAGCAAATAGTGGTCCATCTATAATTTTACAACCAATATGATCTATTATGTCTAAAACTACAGTTCTTAGGTTTTCGAAAATATACATTGTATCATAACAAACAAAACCCAACTGTTGAGCTGTGTCCCATTGTTCTGGCATTTGAGGCATCCACCATTGCATCCATGATAAACTAAGATATTCTCTTAGTTCCCATTTATCCAATTCGGTGTCACTCCATCTGTAATTTTCATTCATACCGCCAGATCTAAGATCCTCAATATATTTTTTTATTCCGGTTTTGCTCAAAGTAATTGCAGCAAATTCTTCACTGCCTGTATTGGGTCCTAAATAAAACATATTGGTATCATCATATGTTTTTCTTATATATTCTAAAGTCTCAGAGCCTAATAGGTCTGAAACTGGTACAATAGGCGTAAAGATATTATCTTCACCAACTTCATAACTAGGATTATAAAGTGCTTCCTTACTAGTCGGGTGCCATTGTTTTGCAAATCCATGTCCTGTTACTGCACCATATACTTTATGACTTTCCGTATGATCTAGTATTTTAACTTTAGTGCTATTGGGAGTTTTAAGGTCAGTACAAGTACGTAAAATAGATTCTATTATACTGCCAGCAGATCCAGGCAAAAATGAAATCCAAATATTCATCTAGCATTTTCCACAGTTGAACACACAATAATTAGGCCTTGTATCTTGTATTGTAGCATAAAAATTTTTAAATCTACTAATACATTCACTCAAAGTATAATCCTGTATGCTCATTTTATCTTTCCACCATTCGCTTTTATACCAAAATTCATAATTTTTGCTGTAGCAGCAAGGTGCGTAAAAACCGTCAGCACTTATGAAATGTTCTTTATCAGAAACACATTTTGGATCTATGCTAAATGACTTAATACCTTTCGTTTTATATTCTTGCTGTACTGTATCTCTCAGTCCTATTAAATCGTCGCTAGGACGTAATGGATCATTGATTAACCACCTATCACTGTACTCAACATGAAATTTGTCTATGCCAAGTTGCTCACTTAAAATTTTAACACTATCTATATCATTCTCATTAAATTTAAAAGGTATATATTTCCAAATTGTTTTCACCTTACTATCCACACATACTTCTATAGCAGTTTTTATACTGTCCCAATCACCATTTATTCTATAATCAGTAAAGTTCTCAGGTGTACCATCTATGCTAAACGTAATAGTATCAGTATTGTCTAATATACTAACAAGTTGTTGCCACCAGTCCTTGCTTTTCCTACTACCATTTGTAACAATGGACACAGAGGTACACATTGCTTTGCTTATAGAAACAAGTTCTAAAAAATTACTGTGATAAATTGGATCGCCCAGATTACCGCAAAACCCTATTGTGTTTATTGGCATGTCAACAAATTGTTGGAAACGCTCTATATTTAAATCTACAATATCAAAATTCTTTTTACCAAACTTTTCCATAAACACTGTACGCTCACAACGCGGGCATGCAAGTGTACATCTGCTAGTAGCTTCAATATGTAATCCTACCATCGCTTTCTCATCAAGTTTATCTTCAACCTACTAGTTTGTTTAGCGTCTATAATACTCTTTAATGTGTACAGTTTACCATAGCGTACTACCGCCGCATTGATATCTTTTACGTCTGATTCCCAATCAGGAAAACTTACACTCCAACCATACTCCAGTGCATCGTCAATCAGTGCCTGCCCTGCACTATCCCTGTCAGGTACTAGTACAATTTCTCTGCCCACTGTATCAATGATCTGAGCCTGCGTTTCGTTACAGCGATTTGTAAGTGTAGCAATACCGCCTATAGTCATTGCATCAATGATACCTTCGCAGACTATGCTAAACTTGCCTGAGTCTACCTGACGATCAATTCCATAAACATAATTGTTCTCGTAGTTGTTAAAGTACTTGGGGCGAGTATCGTCGTCTATACCTCTTGCTGTTGATCCTATGACACGCCCATTCCATGTGCAGGGTATAATAATACGACGATACATCCTGCCAGGTCTGGTATTACTCCACAGTAGCTCTCCCCCCGGCATACACCGTGCTTGTGCGTAATCCTGTATTTCCTGTGGAGCGTCTGCCAATGGCACACAACCCTCTGGCAGTTTACGATCAGGAAACTCGATCGTAAATTCTGGTTCATCTTCTTCTTGTATGACCACAGTTTCTTTGATGCGTAGTGCTTCAACTACTAGTCGCTGACGCTCGTTCTCGTCAACGCCTAACCAGTCAAGTAGTTTACGGAACTTATAACTGATGTGTCTACCAGGCTTCCATCCTGTTTTGTAGCCACAGTTAAAGCAATGATAACTGATACTTTCACCATCTGTGATGATACCTCCTCTACCACGTTTGTCAATACCCTCACCATTATGGTGACAGCAGACAGCGTTAAAACTATGCCACCCACTAGGCGCACGTTTTACTCGCGGCAGGTTATCAAATACCACTTGCTGAATAGAGTTCATAATGTATTATAGCAAATCTGCCACTTGTTTAGCAAGATGTTTCTGCTCAAGTTCAGCCTGTCTAAGCAGGTCTTGCCCTACTGCATAGTTGTATTCACAACGATGAGGATCTATATCTACATCTCTAAGTTGTTCAACTACAAATTCAATCTTTTTTGCTGCCCGCAAATAATCGTGTTCAGTGCTGAATACATCATCGAAGGTATCGAATCCAAAACTACGTAACAGTTCATTTGATCTATTTCCCAAGTTAATAAAGGGATGTTTAGCGATAATAGGCTTGAATGTTTTTTCTGTTAAAAACTGTGTGTGAGCCCAATAGGTTTCTAACACAATACTATACTTTGTACGAGCATACCAGGCTGGATTGCCACAGGTATAAAAATCTGTGTTATTACCTTCATGTTGCGTACTATCATTAGGTAACTCTAGTGGTATATTTTTCTCTATCCAATTTTTAAAATTATCACCGGGCATGTACATATATTCACTATCAGGCTGACTGGTAATACCAGTTATTTCTTTTAAGGGTCTAGGAGTTCTTCCATGTACAAATCGTGTGTTAACTTGTCCTAAGTAACTAATATATCCCTGAGATAGTAATCCTTTGTAATATAGTGCGCTCAAAAAGGATAATCGTTCTGGCTTGTGATTACGCATCATACATAAAAAAGTACGCTCTGGGCAGTCAATGTAAAGGCCTGTATTTTTTACCAGTTCCATATGATATCCATACTGGTAGTTCCATTTAACAGTTTTTACTCTAGGATGCTGGGGAGCCAATAGAGGATCACTAGTAATAAAGATCCAATCTAGATCTAACTCGTCTAATATAGGTTGTATCCTATTATCAGCAGGATCCCACCAACAATACATAACAACTGTTCCCATGCCCTTATAATATCGCTTTAGGTCTCTAAAACTAGGCATGCTAAAGGTATCACAATACCACATGTTGGACTCGCTTCCTAGTATTTCTAGTAAATTGTCCAACATATATCCTTGCGGAGTATTCTGTTTATAATGTTCGTTACCAGCTGAAAGGCTGAACTGTACTGACATTCACTAACCTTCCCGAACCAGAATTAATCTTACCAGCAACTCTGGGCAATCTATCTACTGGTATCTTTTCTGGGAATACTGTAATTATTTGTCTGTGAGGACTATCACTTTCAAATATATACCTTTCACTAGCCGCACATAATCTATCTATTAACGTTGTGTCTAGTTTTAAGTTAAGGTTTTTAGCAAAGTTTGCATGTTCTCTAGGACTAGGATGAGTATCTCCAGGGAGGGTTTCTCTCCAAGTACTGTCAGCCGGACCAGTATATCCTAAAAACTCTGCCATACTAGGTTTAAAATAGTCCTTAGTAAGATACACATCGTCAAACTGTAAATCAATACGTTCCATACTAGTAAACACAAAGTCACAACCTATTGCCTGTAACATATTGATCGTTGCCCTAAAATAACTTTGATTTTCTAAATGTATTTGATCTTCCTTAAGATACTTTGCACGTTCTTTGGGCTGATACAGATATGCATTGCCGGGCATATCCCAGCCACGCTCATTATCATAATCTGCAATGCGCCAAGGCTGGCTCCACATAATAGCAACATAGTCCTCAGATGTAATACCACGTAGACTATCACACTCTATTAAACTGTGAAATATAAAATCATTACTGCCTCCGGGCAGTGCCCAGTTTTCATATGAATCTGCAATACCACCTGCATACAAATAGTCGGCCCATGTTGGCCACTTGTAATGTGTAAAGCTACAACCAAATGCAAAAAATCTATTATACAATGTTTTTAGCCTTTATCCATTCCATCATTAGGTCAACGTAGTGTCTGTGTCCATCTTCATTAGGATGACCACCACTGGCTAAAAACTCTCGACCTAACATCTTACCTTCTGCAATTAGAACATCCTGCATGGATCTACCCTGCATATGGTAGTTAGAATAATGCGGGCTATTAACATTGGCAATTGCATCAAACTGCATTATTTTAATACCTTTTGCCTCACATACACTGTTAACAAATAGTTTAGCATTTAGTGTAGCCTGTTCACAGCGTTTATGACTGTGTGTTAACCATTCTTTAAAACTTGCTCCAAACAGTGTTTCGTTTTCATTTCTAATAAAGCCGTCATGTATCCAACACTGTTTATCATCGCTCCACCAACTGTTGCGTAGATGATTGGTCCATGCGACGCAGATACTAGTATCTGAGCAATCATTTTTTTGAATGTAATCGGCAAATTTTTCTTGTACACAGTAATTACTGCAAGCAGGTTCAGCAAGATTATTAAAACTAACGTTCAACTTTTCAGCTAGTCTACCTAACCAACTGTGCTTTTCTCTGTATGGAGTATTTTCATGGTGGCGATCCCACGAGTTAGCTAATTCGGGATCTAATAATTCACTGCCGTATGTAAAGCTACAACCAAATCCTACAAGTTTCATTAGGGCCTATACAGCACATTGCTCAGGGTTCCAGTCGTAGTACTACGAGTAAACCGTACTGCACTGTATATACCATTCCAGTTAATCATAACTGGGTTAGACTGATCCGTGTATGATTGTGTGCTAATGGTTACGAAGTCATCATTGTTTAAGCCTTGTACTGCTGGACTTAAACTTGCTTCTACTGTTAGTGTACCAGTAAACGCACTACTAAAGAAAACCTGTGCAGTATGTTGAGCGGTATTACGATTAATGTAAGGATCAATGTAAATTACGCTACCAGTATCACCAGTATCAAAGTCTTCATCAGTGCTAGCAACGAATGTAGGATAAACGCCATCAGCTACTTCTAATACGCCTGCCGCGCCATAGTTATCGTCAGCATATCCTACCTGTGTTTCACCTTCTCCGTTTACAACCTTAAAACTGTATGTATAGAACTTAGCATCAAAGTTAAGTAGATCAGTCTCACTTATGGAAACCTTACCTACGCCCTGCGGAGCATTAACATTCTCAACTGTGCGTTCAAGATATGAAGTGCCAGTTTCTTTATCGATAAGTATAAAAGTTACTGTTTTATCAGTAATACTAACAGGTTTTTGATCTCTGTTTTTAAACTGAACGCGGAAAGTATTATCTATACCTCGGTATACTTTAATATTAGGAGTATAAAACATAGTCATGGTATTTCTCACTACAGGATTTACTGTGATAACGTCAACTTTTTGTTGATATAAATAGGCTGTAATTGCTGTCATACAGTATTTATTGGATTTTCATGATTAATAAACAAGCACAAGAAACATTCCAAGAATATCCATTCCTAAGTCTCGTAGTATACGGCGGACAAGAATACGTAGGGATTATTCAAAACTATGATGACACAGTTCTGAGTATATACGATTACAGCCGTATCCGTGTTCTAGATCACAAAGAGGTATTTTTACAGCTAGGTGAAGTTTGGTGGTGGGAATCAAATCGTATGATTCCCATTAATCTTTTCTTAAAGCAAGAATGGGACGTGTTTAATAATACGCTAGTAAATCTAAATGTTAAAGATTGTGAGATAAAACACGGCCCTAGCGTTAGTATTCAGGAACTCGCTAAAAAGCGTAGCAAGCGTCGTAATATTCAGTTAGTTAAGCGAGTTAAGTAGATTAACGTGTACGACTACTAGATGTGCGTATGCAACTGCGTGGCTGCGTCTGAATGTATATCCATCAACATTGCGATCCCATACCGTTTTGTTAATCTCAGCCCAGGGTTTATTTCGTAGATGTGCCTTTCCCGGTCTCATGACTGCTAGGAACATAGCCATACGAGGAATACTATCTGGTCTCATACTGTTTACGAGATCATAATGATTGCCAATGTGTACAATCTGCTCGCAAAAATCTCTATCTTCCCACAGCCTGTGCCAGGCCGGTTCAGTAGTCATTAGTTCTACTAGATGTACCTCGTCTCGCACACCTGCGTATACACCCACATTCAGTAAATCTAGTTTAAAGTAACCCAACTGCTCTGCATGCTTGTGATCTATAGTCGCAAGACCATCAGATGCTCTGGGAATATCTGTAAAATATACACCTGTGTTATGTTGCTTGCCGGTCTCCAATCGTGCTGGTGTATAACCAATATGGCGTAATACACTTGTACGATCAGCAAAGTCAATGTCAATGTCCGGCAAATCAACCATTAGTCAGTTGCGCCGCCAACTACTGCTACATGATCTATGCTAGCATCATCTATCTCAGTAAGTTCGCCTCGTTCACGCATTTCAGCACGAATCTTTGTTGCACTTACACTATGTACTGTAGCACCTAGATCGTGTTCTGTAAAGCTATATCCTACGCCACGACCATAACTAATGTCTACAATGTTTGGCACACGCATAATAATATAGTGCTCATCGTGTACCCAACCTCTTAGAAAAAGTGGACCTTCAATATTCTTGCACACTGTATCAAAATCAAAAGGATTATCTGTTTGTATGGTGTCAGTTCGGCCGGCACCTGCGTCAGTGCCCATTACGCCGCCAACGTCTCTAACCATAATAGCTACCTGCCCTGTGATGTCTATACACTTTTCGAATAGTGCTGTGTGTCCACTGTGCCAGGGTTGCCAGCGTCCTAGCATTTCTACTGTGGGTTTCTTCCAATCAAACATTTCTACTTCCTCAGTTTGTTTATAATCTGTTTCGCCAAGTCTTCTATTTGTTCATCATTATAATGTGTATTAATCGTAAAGTCAACTCTGCTGGGTGGTTCAAACATAGCGTTTGTATCAGCAAATCTACCGGCTGTAATTGTATTTAACCAGATTACAATATCAGCAGCAAACTGATCTCTGGCTGCTTTAGTAGGAGCAACAAAGTCACAAATAACATTGCGTCCATGGCTACACTCAAAGTCAGCAAATGTTTTCATACGCTGTGCTTGACGAACTCTACCCTCGGGTGAGAAATCCCAGTCATTAGCAGCACCTCTAATAACATCTGCATTAAACCAAGCACAATCGCCAATTAACTTGACTAGTCGTTCAGCAAGGTATGTCTTACCAGCGCCTGGCAGTCCCATAATTAAAATTTTCATTGTCTATCTTTCCAAAATGATCGATCCCAATGCTGACGTTCTGCACTGGTTATTAGTTTATTATCTACTGGCTCCATATCTGACGTAAGATCAATACGTTCAACATCAAAGCCTACTTGCCTTCCCATAAACACATTAGTAATGTTAGGTACAAGCATTATAGTATAGCGTCCGTGATAATTGGGTTCTAAATCGTCGATGATTTGCTGTTTAATTTCATTAAATGTATACTTACCATCGCCCTGATGACGCACCATAATAACAACTTGTCGAGGGGTTGTCTTCTTTGGATCTCTATGATTGCTATAAGGCAAGCTAGCAATCTGTTCAAACATAGCACGATGGCCTGCGTTCCAGGGTTGGAAACGTCCTAACATCATGCCAGTATTCTTACTCCAATCGATCTCTGGTTCATATGCCATTATAATTTTGCCTCACTTAGTATATGCTTAACCCATTCTGTATCAGCAACGTAGTCGTGAAACTTACGCTTCCAAAAGTCAGGCTCGATGTATGGGAACGCAATTTCAATTTGCTCTGGGTTGAGTTTGTCTAGCATCTCTACACCTGTTGAACAGTTATAAATTACCCAACTACTTATACGGCCTTTTGTGATATCACTTACAATACGATTGGTGTTAGCGTATAAGAAGTAGTGATTGTACACACTCTCTTTTTCCTCAGCCCACTCTAGCATTGTTTCCATGCTACGCTCAAGTGCATCCTGCACACTCTCACGCTTTAGGTGTTCAAACAGAAAGTCCTGATATATAACATCTTTACACCAGTGATCTAGCTTCTTGTTTTCTTTAATTACATGATCTATAAAGCCACGTATGTTTATTGCACGTATGTTTTGACAGTACCTACCAAACTTCACAAACGCATTGTAGTATGGCGACTCTGCAAAGTCTGCATATGTTTTTAGTTTAGCACTGCCCTGCGTTAGTTCATAGAAACGCAGATAGGCTTGCATACCAATCTGTACGCCGGCCTCCTTTTCCTGTTGTGCTCTACGCTTGGGTTCACACAGATGCGCTGTTAGTGTGCTTTCCTTGCGATATCCTTTGCCGCAATACTTGCACACATAATCTTTAGTTTCCATACTATGATTAATTATAGCATCTGCAATGATGTCACGCAAGTCATTCATTCGCCACTGGCCTCAGCAAGCTCTTTGAGTTCCTGTTTTGTAGTGATACTGGCTAACAAGTCCAGTTCATCCTCTTTATATAGAGGATATAGTTCTGCCAGTTTTTTGCGGATCTCATTTGACTTGCTGCCGCCAGCTTTCTTTTTATGTCCAACCCACTGATGAAACTGATTGCCCATACCCGGACTTACTGTACATAGCAACTGCCAAACTAGTTTAGGATGCTTGCTAAGTGCAAAGTAGTTTACGTTCACACGCTGGTTGGTTGCCATGAGATAATATGCGTGAAGATCGTTACTGCCCTTGACTATGCTCATATACCTGTTGAGCAGGAAAGGCGTAATTTTTTTTTGCTGCTCGGGTGTACACTTATCCCAGAATTTCATATCCTTGCGATCTAGGGCGGCAAGAATAGTATTAAGTTTTAAATCGCTCAAAGGTAACTCCTAGTGTGTCTATATGCTCTGCTAGTGCTAGATAAAACATCTGAGCCTCATCCAGCCTACTAAACATTATAACATACCATCGTCCGTTATTCCTAGTTTCTGTATTGCGTGATACCTCTACATCTCTACCTTGAAAATATGCTTCTACTAGAGGATGAGTTCGAGCAATCATGTTCCTATGACTGTGTGAGTTAGGAGTGATCATATACTCAAAATGTCTGTAGTCACGCCTTACAATAATTCTACTACTGTGTGGACCGTCCCATTCATCGTAATTCATTACCAAGCCTTTGTAATGTCTACAATTTCGTTTTGTTTGTTAATCTCTTTTGCACAATATACACAGCGTGGACCTTCTCCAGTCTCTATAGGGATAGCCAGGATCTGACCCTGTTTTAGTTTTGGAAAAAACCATTTAACATCGCTGTATAAATCTACAATGTTAATTGGTAGATAGTCGGCTCTATAACTACTAATAGGGTTAAAAGTAAATGCACTAAATCCTCTATCGTTGAGACTGCTCATGTTGATCATCTCCAGATCGCCAATCTCTTTTTCACCGATTAGGATCTTCCAATCAACTGGCATACGGATTAAATTACCTGCTATATCTAGAACAAGTGCTGGGCTATTAAAACTTTCCAGAAAAATCAAAGGAATAAAAAAGTAATCTGGATTGCGAGGATCACTGTTGTCTAATATAGCAAACCTTAGTTCGTCTACCTCATCAGGCAATTCGTTCATTTCAAATGCGGTATCTTCTAGTGTTAGTATTCTCATTGCCAATCTACTTTCTGTATCTGGAACGGGTAATTCGCTTCTTTGTAGTACGTTTTACGTTTGGTAAGATGCCGTTTCGCGAATTTACATGTTGATGTAATATCCCATATCTGGACAAAGTCTTTGTCTTCTGCTTTTCTGATTCCTCTTCCGATGCTTTGGATAACCCTAACAAAACTTTTACCTGGTTCCAAAAGTACCAAATTGAATATCCTAGGGATATTAATACCAACACTGGCAACGCCATAAGTAGCAATAATAACCTTGTCAGTTGCATCAGCCACCTCATCATAATGGTCCTTACGTTCTTGTGCTTTCGTTCCACCGCTAACAAAAACGGCGCCCGGAATCCTCGCTTGTAATTCTTTTCCTGCATTAATCCTGTCTACCAAGATAAGTGTATTGCCGGAATCTTTAATGTTGTTAATTAATCCAGCAATATAATCTAGTCTATCAGTTTGCTCTAATAGATATTTAAGCTCACTCTGATAGTTAGAGTATTCTTTTAAGTCGATTAATTGTAACACATTCACTTCGCATTGTGCAAGAACTCCTTTGGCCTGTAAGTCACTTGCGCTAATCTGATTAGTAACTGGTCCCAGACTGCACAGCAAACTGAACTTCTCAAAGTCCTCTTTGGGTACCGTGCCTGTTAGTCCCCAACGTATAGGTATCTGACTCATAACTCCTGTTAGTAGTGTCTTTAGAGCATCTGCTTTAGCCATGTGTACTTCGTCTACCATAATACACACGACACCCTCTAGGAACTCCTGTATAGTAATAGGTGCTACTTGGTTCTTAGTGTTCTTTAATAGTATATTCAAGCTCTGCCACGTACAAATAGTATGTGTATGTCCAAACTCTTTACGGTCACCATAGAACACACCAACATCAAGTCCCATATTGATGTAGTCCGCCTCTGTCTGTGTAACCAAACTCTTGTTAGGTACAATGACAATAGTACGCCCATGTGCTTCGCATCTATGACTTAATACGGCTGTTATAAGTGTCTTGCCTGCACCAGTTGCTACTTCCTGTAGGCTCTGTGGGTTAGCGAGGAAGTTATTGATAACTTCTACCTGATAGTCACGCAGTACAATAGGCTGACCCGCTGCTGGATGCTTATCGGGCCATGTCCATTCACTGTAACTGTCTTCTGTTACAGGCTCTAGTGGGTAGTCCATTTCGTAGTCACGTGTATCATTTAGTGTCACATCGTAACCATCGCTGGCTAGTATGGGCAGGATCTCCGGCAGTAGATTAATATATGTGCTACCACCAATCTGAAAGAATGCCATCTTACCATCCCAACGTCCTAGTCTGACTGCTGGCATGTAACGTGCACCAGGGATTTCAAACTTAAACTTGTTACTCAGCTTGCGACGAGTATCAAGTTCCAAGCCTTCAATCTTTACATTTACTTCATCTTTTACATGCAGAATAGCAGGTTTCATCGCAGTCCTTTTTGCCCCAGTTGTCTTGCAGGAAAGCAAAACTATTGAGCTGTTCTTGTAGTGTGTTGCCTTGTGCTTGTATGTGAGTGTTAACACCGTGGTAGCAACAAGGTAAGATGTTACAGTCTACATCTACATAAATGGTACCGTCTCTTAACATCTCACAATCTATTATAGCATTACTGCGATCATTATGCAAGTTAATAGGATTAGTACGCAGTTCTATCTCAAAATCTCTATCATACTCGTAGGGTTGTACATCCCTATCAGCAGGTAGCAACCAACCTATTTCCTCACCCGTGTTATTTAATATAGGTCCCCAGTCTCTACCAGCTCGTACCAAATGAAAATTACTAAATCCCAACTCCGCACTTAGTTCTCTAGCACGATCTATCTGATGCATGTTATGTCTAAACACAACGAACTTCCACGTGGCACAGCCGCCTGCACTGATAAATGCATCCACACGTTCCATTATGTTATCCCAAACTACATCCTGCCTATAGATGTGGTTGGTATCCTCTAGCCCGTCTATGCTAAACCAAATGTCGACACCGTTCTCTGCCAGCTGGCGATAGGTCTTCAGTGCGCCCATGCTACCATTTGTGTTGATAGTAACATGTTTGAACTGGTATGCAAGTCCCATTGGGTCCGGATGCATCATAGGGTCGCCATGGTTACCACAGAATAATGCATAAACAGGCGGCAACTGATCTGTGATCTTACGTAATTCTAAAGGCTTCATGTGCTTTAGTTCTACGTTTACAGGCTGATTCCAACCACAGAAGTTGCGTGGACACTGTGGGCAACGAGCATTGCAGTGTGTTGTTATTTCACAATGTAAGCTGATGATCTTTGATATATCTAACAATGTTTTCCGCTATCTGTTTGTGACCTTGTTCAAGTGGGTGTCCATTTGGTCCTTGTGGTGCTCCATAAGCCCACTCCACTAGTCTACCTGCATAACAATCTGTTGCTATAGGCTCGTCCCAGGTTGTACAAAATACTTTGGGCACACGAACGTATCTATCTAACAGTTTAACCTGGGCACTGTATTTACTTCTAGCCCAATCACTATCCCATGACCTAAATATTTCAGGGCTTGTATTAGGTGTGCAATGCTTGTGTGATAGCTCTATTCTATCGGGTGTAGTCCATGCGATGATGCATAGGTCAGGCTGTGAGTGATCTAGGTACTCTACTGTAGTTCTTACAATGTAGTCATTGCTAGCACCAGGCCATGCTAGATTGTCTACAGTATAGCCTAGCTCTTGTGCTACTAGATAGGGCCATGCTAGTAATGTATCCTCTAGCTCTACACCTGCTGTAAAACTATCACCGACTGTATATAAAAGCATATTAGTATTATACACAAAAGGAAACGGCGGGTCTATATTCTAGACCCACCGTCCCAATAACTGCACCTCTGAGGAGGAGGAGGAGCGTGGTGCAGTTATATTCTTATTATACTAATTATACGCGCCGCATGCAAGTACTTTCTGCAAGCATGCGCCACTTTTCTGAGATCTTCTTGAGATCTGCAATCTTCAGTGCCATACGCAGGCTCATTTCACGTAGCTTGTTACGATTCTCGTACATGAAGTCCAGGATCTCCTGCTCTTCTTCTTTTGAGAAACCGTATTCACTGCCCCAAAGCGTACCAGTACGTGCAATCTGCCGGATACGCAGGTACTTGTCGCGCATTGTATCCAGCGTGAGATCCAGATAGTGGCAACGGCTCTGCAGGGCTTCCAGGTGATCCTGCAGACGCTTGCTCTTGATATTCTCAAACTTGATGTTCGTAATAAAGCAAGCAGTACCCTTGAACTCAAAATTGTTAGGAATGCCCTCGTTACGCAACTTAGCACTATCTGCGTTCCAGAAGATCTTGCGCTTCTTGCCACTATCAAGTGCAGCCTTAAGAATGTTCAGTGCGAGATCATCCATAAGCACACTATCGCAGTCGTCGAACACAACTACGCTACCTTTGTCGCTGTACTCGTAGAGTTTAGCATACAAGCCTAGTGCAGTCATCGCACCCTTTACAACCTCAAACTTACGGCGCTTTCCGCCAATATCCTCGAAGATGCTCTGCTCTTCTAGAGTCTGCGTAACACCGTAGCTCTTGCCAACACCCGGAGGGCCCGACACAATCATTGCACGAATGTCGCCGCTCTTAAGAGCGCCAGTCATTTCATTGAGGATCTCAAAACGCTCCTCAATCTCGTTCATACGCTGTTCATCTTCTTCAGCAGTATATTCACGTTCGCCTTTCTTACGAGCGACTTCAGCAGTAGCAACCTTTGCACCCTGCTGCGCCTCAAACGCATCGGCTTCTACGAACACTGCATCGTCCTTGCTAGCAACGTTGATGCGGATGGTATCACGCCCAGCAATAATCTTGCTAGCGTCTACCGTAATGTAGGTACCCTTAGCACCTTCAGTAAACTCCTTAACAACCGGAAAAACGGTGTTTTGTACAGGATTGTTGCGGTACGTACCTTCTTTGATCAAAACGTAAGACATTGTGTCTTGCTCCTCATTTCCAACTTACACACTAATAATAGCACCTTATACAGATGCGTCAACCTTTTTTGGGAGCGAATTCGAAGAACTTCTCCCAAGCAAGAGAGTTTGCGACGTTGTAGGTGTAACCAATCTCCATAAAGTCCTTGGTTACTTCTTCAATCCAAGCCTTTGCTTTCTTTTCCGTCATCTTTTGCTCCTCAATTTCAACTTATAATGTATAATAGCACGGATGCTATTATCGTCAACCGTTTCTACCAATTTACTCGGCTATTCTGTCGAAAATGCCAAGTTTCTACCACAGGCTTACCAAACTCATCCTCGTCTACAACGACGTGAGCACGAGTCTTCAGCACCTTAGCGTGGCGAAAACCGTCCAACACCCACACCTTATCGTTAAAACCCTCAAAAAAGGGCTCGTCATTTGCGGAGAATTCAAACACATTGCCTGTGTCCTGCTCTGTAAAACGACCATTTATGTCAACAGCGTGGGTAAAACGTGCCATGCTTGGCGCTCCGTGTTGTTTAACTATACATATAGTAACACGGATATAGGGAACGTCAACCGTTATGCCACAAAAAAATATCAAAAAAAATATCACTTTTTTTACTTTTTTGGTTAGAAATGGTAGACAGATG